GGTATATAAAACTGAGTTCTAATAAACTTAATAATACCAGAAGATTTAATCGGACCATAGATATAACCCTTGAGGGTGAAATCTAGTTCCCAAATAATAGCTCTTCTTTCAACATATGCGCCATCGTATTTATCAATCTGATTGATGTTGTTCAGAACAATAGGAATATCCATTGTTACATTTACTTCAGGAATAAGATTAACTGTAGTTGTCCAGTCTGGAGTAAAATACGGAAGAATTTGTTCTATAATTTTAGTTCCATCTTCAGCATTTTTTACATAGATATATGCTTTAAAATTTATATTGTACGGTACTGGATTATATTGATATTTAAACTTACTAATGTCATCAGCGTCTTTAACAGCTATTCTTCCGATAGTGTTTAACTTTCTAGATCCATCATATTCCATTTTACCCATCTCAAACGAAATCATAGGCATAGCAGGAACAGCATTAGTTTTATCTAATGTAGGATCTTGAAGAACACGAGCAAGCATTTTATCTTTTGCTGCGTATGTAATTGGCACTTTTAACAGAGCAGTGACGTTACCTGATGCATCTGTTCTTGTAATGCGAATATCGTTCAACAATGTGCCCATAAGAATTACGTATTTTCTAATGAGGCTGAAATAAAATGGTTTGCCAAACATTAGATATTTCCTTCACTGAATGGGTCTATAGAGGAGAAATCAATAAATTGATCGGACTCTGCCTGTATTTCCATACTATCATCCGCTGTGACATTGCCTGCAGCTGCATTTTCAAGAATAAGGTAATCACCATCTTCAGTCAATATTGGGCCATTGTCAGAATCATCATCAATTGTCCAATCAAGAATATTTTGACTGTTCTGTTTTTCTAAAGCATCGATTTCAGGTATACCTGTATTGAATCTTTCACCAGAATATTCGAACACTTCACAAGTCATTTCCCATGTTTGTAAAGCGCCCAGTTGATAAAACATTTCATACTTATTCACGAAACGAATAACAAACGCTCTTTGATTTAATGGAAACCAAATAACATCGCCTTCGTTTGGTCTTACTTGAGTAGTAAACTCACCAATTTCTTCATTAAATATTCTACGAGCAATAGAAAATACAACTTGATTGCGTATTTCGACACCAAATTTTGATAGGAATTCTCCGTCGCCAGAGAACCCATCAATTGATTTGATATACATTTCTACAGGATACGCAGCTTCGTAACTTGACGAATCGTCTGCGCCATAAACTTCATCATAATTATTCAGAGTTCTAGGAAGATAATACATGTCCTGGCCATAGATCTTAATAGATTCTATGATTAGATTTTCAAGTAACAGCTGTTCCTGAGAAGCCTGAAAATTATTGAAAAAGAAATTAGTGGCCATAATTACCCGATCATATCAGTTGCTGGTAAGCTGTATGAATAAATCATTTCTTTTTCTAGATCTGCTCTTTCAGCTGTCGCTTCATCATAAATCTTTTGACCGTTAAAGGTTAGACCTCCAGGCATTTTCATGCCTTCAAACTTTTTAAGGTTTGTTCCCCACTGTTGTTTAATCAAACAAGCTGCATATCTAAGCAACCAACGATCGCTCCAAGCCTTAGTCCAAACATCTGGATCTACAACTTGATACGCTTCGACAATCAAATAGTTACCAACAGCAATCTGATCCCAAGACATGTCAATATAAAGTCTATTATTATGACGATTATATCGTAGCGGTTGCTGACCTACTAACATTTGTTCAAGAAACTGAACATGATTCATAGCCATATAATATGGAACCATTGAAACAGATGTTAGAGTATAAAGGTCGTTAAGAGCAATCTGATAACGAATATTGAATAGATTATTAAGACCAAGAGCAGAACCAAGAGGAAAAATGTTTACAGCGCCAATAATATTATCAGGAAGGGCAATATATTTGTTAGATATATCTGTTGCATCTATTTGTCTTTTATAATATGTTTTTTCTGAACCATCAAAATGATAATCCCAAAAATAACGCAGAGCTTCGTCGATGCGATCGGAAACTTGATCTTCATCAACATTAATTTCAATTACTGGTTTACCTAGTCTTCGAAGACAATTTTCAGTAAATTCTGCTCTTGTTGTCGGAGTCATTTGATTCCCTTAATCTATTTTATGGTATATTTATAGGAAGAGGCACTGGCACTTTATTACTTGCATTAATAGAAAACTCAACAATTGCATTAGCAAAATCTTTAAATTGTTGAACACTAGTAAATGTATGAATATTCATACCAAAATCTGGCCAATCTAATGTGTTAGAGTTTCCTGGGAATGCATTGTTCATTTGAATATATAAAAGAATAGAAGAAATTTTCTGTTGAACCTCGGTGCCATAAGGATAATCGCCATTTAAATCTGGGTTAGAAGCTGATGCAATACTAACTGTCAATGGCGGCATATATGGTATAGGATCCGGGTCCTCTACTACATTACCTTCTGCAAGCCAAGCTTGATAATCTGCCCATTCTTCTACATGTTCTGGGCCAATAATCATATTATCAGAAAGACGAACTACTGCGTCAGTGTCAAATCTTGCTTTATAACCTGTTGTTGACATTTTATAATCCTTTAATTAAAACCGTAAAGTGTTACTGAACCTGAAGATAGATTACCGGACTGTGCATTTATTTGCATACCATCGATGGTGTTTGTTATACCGCTTACACCACTAGGCGTTCCATCCCAGAATCCACCACCATGGTGATAACCGAGATAACCGCTGGTATATAGATATCCTGTAATCCAAAATTCATAATTTTTTATATGAGTTGTTTGTCTTGTATTATATATAATGAATTTACCAGAAACACCACCATTAGAATAATTCACAAAATATCCATTATAACACAATGGTATATAAGAATAATCACCACCACCAAAAGAACCACTATTGTTATTGTAAATACCATACAAAACATGTCTGTAATAATTAAGACCTCTGTAGGCACCCGCAACATAAAAATAACACCATAGTCCAGTGCTTTGTGTGACAGGCAATAGATTATTAAACACCAATTCATAGTGATTATATGAAGTATTGAACGCTGGATAAAGAGCAGCACTATTAGATGCAGTGTATTCTGCTATAAATTGTTTATTACCATATTGAGTTGTTTGTATGGTTGAATCAGAATATCTTACACCACTGCTGATTGCTGAAGTTGCCATTTATTTTCCTATTTTAGTTCCAACCATAGACTCTTATAGTTCCGGCTTGTATATTTCCTGAACTATAATATATTTGAAAACCATCAAGTTTAGAAGTAGAAGAACTATGTGTTCCACCACCAAAAGTAAGTGCAGCATAATTTGTCGTATAATCCATTCCGGATAAAACAAAATTATAATTCTTTGAAGAAGAAGTATTACGACAATTTGTGAATCTAATCATTCCACTAACACCAGCACTACTACCGTTGAAAGCGTAATTGGAATAAGTTAATGGTATATATCCAACAGAACCGCCAATACCAGCATATCCACTAGCAGGAACAAATGGTGGGCTACCAGTGGTTGCGTATTGATTGATCCAAACGCCTGTAGAATAATATGTGCCAGAATTAAAACCACCGTCGAAATAATATCGCATATAAAAACCAACATTTAACGTTGCTGACATCATGTTGTAAACAAGCAATTCATAATTGTTATATGAATCACTAAAACCCGTATAAGACAATGAAGCACTACTAGAAGCGGTTAAAGTTGTAAGAAGAGTTCTAGCGCCTCTTGCTGTAGTCTGAGTTGTTCCGTCAGGAAATGTTACATTAGAGCTTTTTAAACTTGTTGGCATTTATTAATTCCATCCGTATATATCTACAGATCCGGAAATTATAGAACCTCCAGTTGGTAGAAATTGTATTCCATCGACTGCAGCATTAGACCCTGACCAAGTAGTTCCTCCTCCAAACTGCGCTGAATACCCAGCAGTATAATATTTTCCAGCTGCATGAAAAAGAGAAAATTTTACATTTGTTGTTTGGCGGCAATTATACAAAGTCAAACATCCAGAAACACCACCACCAGCAACATTATACGTATAACTATCAATAACTGCATATGCAGTATAACCGCCTTGTGGGGCCCACCCATTAGAATTACTGTTAACCCAACCTGCTGTGTAATATCCTGAAGATTGATAAACTGCACTTACATAATATCTGTAACACAAATAATAACCACTAGTGCACATTACATTATTCAATACATAATCATAATGATTATATGTATTTGTATGGCCTGTATACTGTATCGAACCAGAATTAGAAGCTGTTATCGTTGTCAAATACTGTCTGGTACCACGTGCAGTTGGTTGTAAAGAACCATCTGGAAACGTAACACCAGAATTATTAATTTTTGTTCCTGGCATAATTAGACCTTACTTTTTAGATCTTCAACTTCTTTTGCTAGTTGTTTGATAGCTTCGATCAATAATGGAACTATTCTTTCATATTGAACAGTTTTATAGTTTTCACCAGAGATAGATCTTTGAACACCGTCAACAGTTTCCACGTCAAAAGGTGCCAATCTAACTACTTGTGGCAGAACTTTTTCTAGTTCTTGTGCCAGTACACCGACTTGATTTGTTTCATTATAACCAAAAGTTGATGCTAAATCATTACTTCTAAAATTAACTCCAGAAATACTCATAACTTTTTCTAGAGCATTTTCAATTGGTTTAATGTCAGTTTTCAATCTTTCGTCGGAATAACCACCGACAATATCACCCATGGCATATATGGTAGAGCTACCTTGAGCGGCCATACCAACACCTATAGAATTAAATCTTGAATCTTGCGATATGCTTGTGAAAGTGCCAGCAGAAGTTGCATAGGTGGCATTAGTAGCTGAACCAGCAGAAGTTGCATAGGTGGCATTGGTAGCAGCTGATGCGTTAGTGGCAGAAGCAGCTGAACCGTTGATGTTAATAGACCAAGTGCCAGAAGCATTAGTACCAGTAGTTGACGGAGCTCCAATTGAGTTATAAGAAATTGTTCTGGCTGTTCCGCCGTTGAACGTAGTGCCAGAAGCAGCGCCTGCTCCGCCATTATTAAATGTCACTGCTTGAGAAGTCGATCCGGCCGATGTTGCATAAGTAGCATTAGTAGCGGCAGAAGCATTCGTAGCCGAAGCAGCTGAACCGTTGATGTTAATAGACCAAGTTCCGGAAGCATTAGTTCCGTCTGTCTTTGGAGCTCCGATAGAGTTATATGAGATAACTCTAGCAGTTCCTCCATTAAACGTAGTGCCAGAAATAGCACCAGTTCCATCTGAGGCAAAAGTTAGAGATTGAGAAGTGGAACCAGCCGATGTTGCATAGGTGGCATTAGTAGCACTACCAGCACTAGTAGCATAAGTAGCGTTGGTAGCCGAAGCAGCTGAACCGTTAATACTTATAGACCAAGTACCAGAGGCGTTAGTGCCAGTAGTTGATGGAGCTCCAATACTATTGTATGAAATGGTAACTGCAGAGCTACCATTAAATGTTGTTCCGGAAGCCGAACCTGCTCCACCATTATTAATTGTTAATGCATTTGGAACATTGGTAACATTTAAAGTTCTATTAGCGTCGATCGTTCCACCGCCAGACAAACCTGTACCAGCAGTTATTGAAATTGTGCTATGAGCTATGTGGCGATCTGCTGAATAATTGGAAAGGGAGTTGTGATCTATCGTGCCTTGAGTTGCTGTCTGAACAGTTCCATAAAAACCAGAAGAAGCATTTACCCAGCCGGTAACACTAGTGTTACCAAGAGCAACTGTGCCAGCAATTGACAATTTATTTGCAGGAGTAGTATTAGCAATACCAACATTACCATTTGAAGATACAGTCAAAGCTGTTCCTATGGAAACTGAGTTAGTTCCTGTAGATAAGCCATTTTTAACTACGAAATCTTTATTAGCCATGGTTCCCTTTCCCCTATGGTTTTATTTTAAATATATTTAGTATTAAAATTAATTATATCCAACAACTCTCATGTTACCTGTAATATTTCCAGAGGAAGAATATAACTGAATACCAGTAATAGCTCCTGTAGATCCCGTATACCATCCACCACCAAATGCTCGGTGTCCAAATCCAGTAGTATATGCTGCTCCGTATACATCCCATCTAAATGATTTATATACAGACGCAACGTTAGCGCCTAATAATTCAATAGTTCCTGCCATACCGCTACCACCTGTCGCTGCGGTGATAAAGTAACCTGGATATGTTAAATAACAAAAAGTATAAGTGCCGCCATAATATGCACCATTACCATTATTGTACGCAGCTAATGATTCATGATAATAATTACTTGTTCCAAAAGCGCCGGCAATATAAATTCTCATATATAAAGACTGAGACTGTGTAACTGGCAAAGTGTTCCAGAAATAAACCTTATAATGAGGATAAGAAGCCCAACCAGTTGATTGCAACGCAGCAGCATTAGTTACGCTCTGATAGTCTAACCCAACGCCTGGATATCCAGAATTGGTTGCATAAGTGGCGTTGGTGGCGGCTGAAGCATTAGTTGCTGATGCTGCTGATCCATTGATGTTGATAGACCAAGTTCCAGAAGCGTTTGTTCCAGTAGTTGACGGAGCTCCAATTGAGTTATAAGAAATTGTTCTGGCTGTTCCGCCGTTGAATGTTGTTCCAGAAGCTGCACCAGCACCACCATTATTGAATGTGACTGCTTGGGTAGTAGAACCAGCAGACCCATTAACGTTGATCGACCAAGTTCCAGAAGCATTAGTGCCAGTAGTTGACGGAGCGCCAATGGAGTTATAAGAAATTGTTCTGGCAGTGCCACCATTGAATGTTGTTCCAGAAGCTGCACCAGCACCACCATTATTGAATGTGACTGCTTGGGTAGTAGAACCAGCAGACCCATTAACGTTGATCGACCAAGTTCCAGTATTCAATACATACTGAACAGCATCGCTTCTGAACCAATTTCCGGAAGCGTCTATGTAAGAGTGTCCAACAGTGCTACCTGCTCCATAAATTCTAGTAGCACCAGAATTAGTGCTACCGTACCCAATAAACATACCATCGTTATTTGTTGCCAGGTTAGAATTACGAATAACTCTTACATTAACGTAGTTATCTGCGTTGTTTACACCGGAAGTACCAGCACTAGTAGCATAAGTAGCATTAGTAGCTGCAGAAGCATTAGTTGCAGAAGCTGCTGAACCATTGATATTGATAGACCAAGTTCCAGAAGCGTTTGTTCCAGTAGTTGATGGAGCGCCAACAGTATTGTATGAAACCGTTAATGTCGCAGCGCCAGTATAAGTGCTACCAGAAGCTGCTCCAGCACCACCATTATTGAATGTTACGGCGTTAGGGTTAGGCGCTGATCCAGCGGTTGTAGCATAAGTAGCGTTAGTGGCAGCAGAAGCGTTTGTGGCCGAAGCTGCTGAACCATTGATATTGATAGACCAAGTTCCACTGTTAATAACAGCCTGTGTGCCATTAATATAAGTGCCAGTAGTATTAGATAATAAAATGGTTGAAGTATTTGCGTATAATTTTATACCGCCAGCAGTAGTAGCAGTTGATAACCATAGATGATTGTTTTCAATACCAGCAGCATAATCCACCGAAGTCGCTGCGATAGCTGGATACAATAGTAATTTTGTTCCTGCCGATCTTGTGGTAACTGCAGGAGCAGCAACGCCAGAAGTATTCCAACCTATAAAATTACTTGTAGCGTTAGAAAATATAATAGAGTTTGCACCAGCCGAGAATGTTACAGCTCCATCAAATGTGTCAGCTGTATCTGTTCTAGCATAATTGGCAGCAGCAACGCCGCCTAGATTAGAAGCATTGGTCGCATTTGTGGCTGCTGAAGCGTTAGTAGCAGAAGCAGCCGAACCATTAATATTGATTGACCAAGTGCCAGAAGCATTAGTGCCAGTTGTTGACGGTGCGCCAACAGAATTATAAGAAATTGTTCTAGCAGTACCACCATTAAAAGTACTAGTAGCAGCTGCACCAGTTCCATCAGATGCAAACGTTAAGGATTGAGTTGTATTTGCAGTTCCCGCACTAGTAGCATAAGTTGCATTAGTAGCTGATCCAGCCGAAGTAGCGTTAGTGGCTGATGCAGCAACAGGAACCTTATAACTAGAATATGCAGTAGTATCAAAAGATTCGCCAGAATCTAGAACCACACCAGCAGTAAATTTACAAGAACTATTATCACCATTAACTACTGCAAGTAGAACCCAATCAGCAGGCACCATATAATTTGCTGTTCCTACATTGTAGTCTACAATATGGAATGCTGTTGCGCCAGCTGCCGAACCATCGCCAAGATCATAATAAAGGGCTTGCCATGAAGCAAGAGGAATACCATTAGTCGTTGCAGTTACTGCAGTAGTGCCAACAACATCAATTGATCCAGTTGATGGGCAGTTAATGTCATAGTAATTAGCGTTTCCGGGTGATGATGTTCCTTTAGAATCACCAATAATAATGAAACGTGCAGTCCATTTAACAAACCCAGCAACAGCGCCGTAACTAATAGTTCCTCCACCAGAAATATTATGAGCGCCTCTGGTTGAATAAATTGCTTCATTAAACCAGTTAGTTGTGACAATGTTTGTAGAATTATCAGTTAATGCTTGGGTTGTAGAAGTAGTAGCACTACCGGCACTGGTAGCATAAGTAGCGTTGGTAGCTGATCCAGCCGAAGTAGCATAGGTAGCATTAGTGGCAGCGGAAGCGTTAGTGGCCGATCCAGCTGACGTTGCGTAGGTGGCACTATTGACGTTTAAGTTACCTTCAGTCTTGCCGTTAACGTAAGTCGTATTATTTGCTGAAAGGGTTCCAATATACGTCGAATTAACATGAACACCAGTAGCATTTACTACAGTGCCAGTTCCTTGAGTGACATACAAACCGGTAGCATTAGCAGTTATGCCATTATTAGCAAGAACGCTTACTGTTCCTGTGGCAGTGATAGTTCCACCGGTAAGACCATTGCCTGTTGCAACTGATGTTACTCCAGCATCGTCTGTTGCCCAGTAAGTTGCAGTTCCATTCGAATGTAGAACATGTCCAGCAGTACCAAAACCACCATTAGCAGAAAGACCAGAACTACCCATAATAACATTAGCGTTATGAGTGTGCACTCCGGATATTGTAAATGCAGCAGTAGTGTTTATAACATTAGCTGGTATTTGAGCGTAAGGCAATGTGCCAGTAGTAATATTGGTAGCGTTGGTATAAAAAGAAGCTAATTGACCGTTCAAATAGGTTGAATTGTTAGCTGTTCCTGCGTTAGTAGCATAAGTTGCATTAGTAGCGGCAGAAGCATTGGTAGCGCTACCAGCAGATGTGGCATAGGTAGCACTATTGACGTTTAGATTGCCTTCAGTTTTTCCATATGGGCCAATAGAATTGGCGACCAAAGTGGCATTGGCATAAACGCCAGTAGCATTGGCGGTCAACATAGTAAAGGTTGAATTTGCACCGACCCTTAATTGAGTTGTTGTAAGACTACTATTTACCGTAGAGTTACCAATAAACTCACCCATTATTCAACCTCTTCTAATTTAAATTTGAATTTTTTACCATTTTTATTATTTATAATGAAAAGCTCAGTTTCGCCTTCTTGGATAGTCCAATTACCAGTAGTTCCATCAATATCATTACCTCTAGTTCTTTCGTTAGAAAGATGTAAGTCGCCCGTAAATACGTTGGCCCATCTTAATGTTGCGGAACCTAGATTATAAGCGTTATCAGAACCTGGCATCACATTACCACCAACGACCAATTTATCTGCTGGTGTTGTGTTCCCGATACCTACGTTTCCTGATCCAAGAATTCGCATTGCTTCCGATGTATTATTAACAGCAAAACAAATAGCATCCCCAGAGGTTCCGGAGGCAACCACATTTCTGATAGTAACACCAGCAAAAGTTCCACCATTGTCATAACCAAACAATGCGCCGTAACTGCCGTTTCTATTGACTGCAAAATAAGACAAACCAGTATTTGATGAAGTACTAATTTGAACTGGTAGAGCTGAGTCTGCTATCGAGCCTGCACCAATAGAAAGTTTTGATTGTGGAGAAGAAGTTGCAATACCAACATTACCATTAGCAACAATATATGCTGCAGTTCCAAAAGTAGATGTATTAGTAGAAACCACTAAAGATACAGTGTTTGTTAATGTTGAATTAGCGGTAAATGCAGTGCCTACTGTATGACTAGCAGCATTAATAATACCAGTGTAAACACCAGTTGAGTTGGCTATTGTAGAAGTTCCAACAGTAAGACTGGCTGCGTTCATAGTTCCAGTATGATACACACCAGTAGCATTAGCAATAAGAGATGTACCTACTGTATGAGATGATCCATTAACAACTCCAGTATATACCGGAAGATAAGCAGCGATATTCGCATTCAACGTAGAATTGAGCTGATAAGAAGCTGCTGCAGTTCCGCCAAGATTGGTTGAGTTATTGGAAGTTAATGCGCTGTTGACATTTAACGAACCTTCTGTTTTACCATAAGGACCAGTAGAGTTACCGATAAGAGTAGAACCAACATAATATGTTACTGCGTTAACTACTGTAGCATTGGCAGTAAAAGCAGTTCCTACTGTATGACTAGCAGCGTTTACGGTTCCAGTATGATACATACCACCAATATTAGCAACCAACCAATTTGTAGAAGTATTACCAAGATATAGAGTATTAGCTTGGAAATTGGCTAGTTGAAAAGTAGTATTTGTAGTATCAATGTTAACATTAGCATCTGGTTCTGGTTTATATCCATCAAAAACTTTCCAGATACCATCAGAAGCATCTCGGAAAATACCAGAATGGGCGTAACCCAAAGAATTACCAGTAGTATTATAGTTACCAACTATACCGAGATCTTCGTTGTCTACTGTATTATTTGAATTTAGATAGATAAAGTTATCAACAATAGATAATGTGTTCGAACCAATAACATTAACATTACCAGAAATAGAAAGACTTCCAGTAAGAGTCAAACTACTAAAAGAAACGTTATCAGTTGTTCTAACGTTTTGATCCATACGATAAGGAAGTCTAGCCTCAGCTAAAGTTCCAGTATTAATATTAGATGCGTTTGAAGCAAATACTGTAGCATTAGAATAAGCAGTAGCTGCATTACCAGTAATTGCAGAATTAGCTGTTGCTATTTTGCCATCTGTATATGATACAGAGTTCGAATAAGCAGTAGCAGCATTACCTGTTATGGCCGAATTGGCAGTGGCAATTTTACCATCAACATACGAAACAGCATTAGAATACGCAGAAACAGCGGCAGATTGCGCTGACGCTGCTCTAGTATTAGCATCTATTGCCCTATCATAAGCATTCTTAACAGTATTCGCTACAGGAATATATGTAATAGATGTGTTTGTTACAGAATCTAATTTGAGACCATCAACATAAGAAACAGCATTGGTATAAGCAGTAGCTGCGTTACCTGTGATCCATGACGATACATTCGCAACAGTAGCAGAAGAATTACCAAGATAAGTTGCTGTGTTTGACGTTAACGCATTATTAACATTTAAATTGCTTTCGGTTTTACCATAAGGACCGGTAGTATTACCAATTAAGGTCGTTCCTGCATAGTATGATACTGCATTAACTACAGTAGAGTTAGCGGTAAAGGCAGTCCCTACTGTGTGTGATGCAGCGTTAACAATTGATGCGTCTAGCTTGCCAGTGCTTGGAACGTAATACAACTTAGTTGTTGATACAACTGCGTTTGTCCAAGCGCCAGAAGAAGCATTTGAAAGACCAATATAGAAAGTCTGAGTGTCTGTATTATTAGCGTTTAATGTAGCGCCAGCAGTAGCCCAATAAGTAGCAGAACCGTTTGAAAGTAAAGACTGTCCTGCAGAACCGTAAGAACCGTTTGCTGATATACCAGAGGAACCTAATACGATATTAGCATTAAAAGTGGTCACACCAGATAAAGTAAACGATCCAGTTGTATTAACAACATTATTTCCTAACTGAGCGTATGGTAAAGTTCCAGTAGTAATATTAGTTGCATCAGTATAATAAGAAGGCAAATTGCCACCAAAATATGAAGAATTATTAGCCGTTCCAGTAAAAGAAGTAGAGTTTATAGAAACATTTACAGTGCTATTACCGACATATATTGGTAATCTTGTAAACGTGCCAGCATATCCAGTTTCTAAATATGAATTTCCTGTCCAACCGAATACAATACCTTCTAAATTTGAATTTGCTGCAATAATATCAAGAGAATTGTTTGTATAGTAATATTTTGTAGTGGCTCCTGTATTACGACCAATTTTCCAATTTTGGTCAGATGCTCCACCAAATAATATTGAACCCGTATTAGAAACGACAGAAATATTATTACCAGTAAACGCTACGTTTGACTGGAAAGTATGAATATTAGACCAAGTGAAATTATACCCAGTATTAACAGAAAGAGTTCCACTCGAAGTAATTGGCCCACCAGTCAAACCAGTTCCTGATCCAACACTAG